ATCATCGTCATCTCCCTCAATTTGGAGGACCTTCTTGGCCTTCTTAGGGCGGCCCTTGGTTCCCTTTGCCTCCTTAGGCACCTTCTCCTTCTGCGAAGATGGGCGACCACGCTTGGAGTCGACTTCAGCGACTACGAAATGCTCAGCATTAATCTGAACGTTAAACTTACCTGCTTCCTCAAGTGCTTGTTCTTGAGTAATTTTATATTTTTTCATGACCTTGGTATATGCGACAGGCTTGCGTCCCTTAGGATCGACGTACTCAAAGATACCGACTGCTTGGCGCATCTGAATGGTACCATACTCCGGAACGCCCTCTGTTTTGTCAGCCAGAACCTGACATTGCTTACAGAAATCGCCATTCTTGCGAACAGCTTGGCATTGGGTATAGAGACCACTGTTTTGGCGCAGGGCAAAGCAGCAGGCATCATTGAATTCACCGTTGTAGGGCATAGGGAAGGCTGCCTTCGCGACAACTACCTTCACCTTCTTTGGCTTCTCGTCAACAGGACGGGCACGAACGACCTTCACATTCACGAGGCCTAGCATTCTAACTGCTTCCTCACCGTCGAAATTGTAGTGAACAGCGCAGGCCTTGATTGAACGTTGAGCCAAATCCTGAGCCGCATTTACCATTAGTCTATTCAATTGCTCATTGACATAGACTGCTGATTCGAAATTCATCATTGATTGTGACATTTTAGTTTGAAACTTGATTGGTTTAATTATTATATACTCTTCTACTTACCACATAAAAGTATTTCAATTTTTTTTTATTTACCTTTATTTCTCTGCTTACTTAAAATTTATAATTCTTCCACCTTTTAAAAGGTGGAGCCAAATGGTAGGGGCCGCTTACTATACCATGTCGCTAACATAAATTGTTACTCATTTATTTAATTCGTACTACTATTTCGGAGGCTAATTTGTGCAGACTTTTTACATTTTTAGTTTCCATTAAAATGTATTAAAATAAAAAAAATTGATATGCTTTTTGTATATCAGCGACAAGTATATTAATTAATAAACAACCCAGTTACAAACTGTATAGAATGACGACTACTATTAAGAGAGGTGAAGTTTATATTGCTAGTATGAACTTAAGAGGAGCGCGCGCTGTTAAGTTGGACCCGGAGTCGCTTAACTTAAATGTCACAAGTGCCCAGGCCAAGTTAAGTTTAGATAGAAGGAACTTTAGTCCTATGACTCCTATTGAGGGAGGATATATGGGTTATTGGAACTTTGAAAGTAGGTGGCAATCTGGTAAAATATTTGAAGGAATAGATGAAAAGGTAAGTAAGGACTGGTGGAAGGCTCAAAATGAACCTAAGAGGAGGTATCCAAAGGGTAAAGGTAAGAAGGTATTATGTGCTCGTTTTGAGGGTTATGAGGATAGAGGGGATATGGATTATGTGACTAGTAGAAAGGAGGTCTATTGTAAGGAATATTATGATTTGATTAAGGATAGAGATAGGGTTTTATTCTGGAAAAGGATGTTAGATGAGGGTAAAAGTATTACTATTTATGACTTTGATGGTCCTAGAAATGAAGATAAGAGTGTCACTTGTTTGAAGTTGACTGAAGATATGCTTAAGGATAAGGTTAAGGACTTAAGTGTGCCTTTTGGTCATTGTTATGTTGTGGGGATGCTTTTGAGTGGTATGGATTTAAGTGTGTTGGAATAGATTTGTGTGTATATTTGTATGGTTTTAATTATATATTTAAGTTAAGTTAATTTTTTTATAACACATATCTGGGTTTATAAATTTTTAGTTACTTATTAAATTATATGTAACTAAAAAAAATTGAAATACTTTTACATACACACTTAACAGATATTAAATTATTATTAACTATAAGATGTCAACATTTATGAAGAAGAACGACGACGAGACCTGGGTCGAGTGGAATAATAGATGGTTTAATGACCAAGATAAACTTGACTGTATAGAAGAGTATATATATGAATATACGGTTTGGGGTGGAAAAGGTAGAGAGATAACAGACTTGTTACTTTGTATAGGCGTTGAGGGTTTGATACCTTTATTAGAAAGTGAAGAGTTGCTTGATGAGAAAATTGAAGAGGCTTATAGGGCTGTGCGCGAATTTGAAGAGTATAAGATGTCAGAAGAAGAGGAGATGTTTGAAGAAGATTGTTTAAGTTCTGAGGAAGAGTTGAGAGTGGCAAGTGAAGCAGCGAAAGTGTCAAATGAAGCATGGCTAGTGGCAAGTGAAGCATTGCTAGTGGAAAAAGAAGAAGATAAGGAATATGAAGAGCAAGAAGAAGAAAATAGGTATGATGAAGAAGACGATGATGTCTATAAGCAACCTGTAGTCACGCTTACTGTGGCGGAGATGATTGAAGCGTTAAGCAAGCTGCCGCCCGATGCCAAATTAGTCATGACTGAAAGTGGTTTCTATTCCAAATCAGATTTTGCTGAAGTAATGCTGCCAAGATTATATAAAGTTGAGAATGATACTTGGGTTTCTGACCTACCTACAGACACCCAAGTATATATTATTGGTCACAGCCACCAAAGCTATTAAATTTGTATAATATTTTGTATAATTTAAATTAATGTTATTTTTTATAGGTCATATCTGGGTTTATAAATTTTTAGTTACATGGTAAATTATATGTAAGTAAAAAAAAATGAAATACTTATACAGAATAACTTAACAGATATAAAACAATTTTAAAACAACAAGTCTAAACTTAACAATGAACGGAATCGAAAACTACGTCCCAACCATCCGAGAAGGTATACCCCCGACCGAGTACTGGCAATCTGAAGAATACAAGGACAGCGGAATAGATTGGCCAGTACTGGAAAGGTCGATGGGAAGCCAGACAAAGGCCTTAAAAAAGCCTACCTATAAAGAACTAGAAAAACAACCATTTCTCGCCAGGATAACGGCAAAACTAGAGATGAACAACCACGACGGCTATTGTTCAGGCGATGAGTGTAAATATACAAAGAAAATAGTAAAGGTGAATATTGTTGTACCTGATGAGTTCAAAGATTTTCCGGTGGGTAGATGTGACAAACGGAAGCGTAGATGTGAAAAAATTGAATACAAATGGGCGAACCACTTGCCTCTACCGGATGTGAACTACAGTGGGTCTGAATACTGTGAGTGTCACAAACCAGAAGGAGGAGTAGGAAAACATGAGTATAGATACACGATAAAAAAGGTGGAAATAGTAGAGAACAACAAATATAAAGCAGAAATAGTTGCGCCATCTATAGAAGAAAATTTAAATAAAACAGTCGAGCAACCTAAAGAACCGACGGTAAGACGTCCCCACATTAACAGGTTCGCTTTGATAAGAAAAGAAACAGAGTTGAATGCTAGGCTAGAAGAATTACAAAAACAAGAAGAAGAATTAACCAATGAATATCAAATGGAGCAAAGTGCCAGGGAAGCTGCTACACGAAAACTAGAAGAAGCTAAAGTAGAAATAGAAGAATTAAATAAAAAAAGTCTAGACGTAAAAAAAAGACAAATTCACCTTAAAGACGAAATTCACCTAACTAAAATAGAAATAGCAATCAAAAATAACAAAAATGGATATGTGATACTAGCACACGACTATGGAAGAGAACAAGTATATGGATACTCACAAAGGTTTGAAGAGGCGCAGGCTGTAGCGCTAGAAGCGATTCAAATGGGATCAAAAAGACTAGAAAAACGACCGGATATAGAAACTGATTTTAAAGTAGGTGCAAAAATAGAGGCACTTTGGACAAAAGATAACAAATGGTATGACGCAACTATAACAAAAGTTCCTGGAGATAACTCGCAAGCTGGAAAAAAATATATAAGTAAATTTGCTGTTAAATGGACTGAGGGTGAGTTGATGTCTTGGGGATTGGAACTACACCAACTTCGAACAAAAGATTACAATAAAATTAACAAATTTAACAGCGCACGAATAGTAGACTTGGACACACACATGAATATAAAAGAATATGATCCTCCTGAAGAAGTTTGGTAAAAATGTTTTGTATATATTTGTATAATTTAAATTAATGTTATTTTTTATACGTCATATCTGGGTTTATAAATTTTTAGTTACATGGTAAATTGTATTATAACAAAAAAAATTGAAATACTTTTAAATAATAAAATGAAATGTATAAAATAATTTAATAAACCGCCTTTAAAAGCAAAACTATCAACTAATTTTAAAATGAACGTTAACATGATCACTGCGTTTAGTGTCATTGCCATTTCGATAGGAGCAATTCAAAAAATTACATATCTTATGGTATATGTCTATGTTTATGGCATTTCTTTTGACAGGTTACGCACGTATTTTAACAAAATGGCAGACGATGCCGAAGAACAAGAGGAACAAGAGGAACTCAGACTTATTCTTCCGGAAGAGGAGGAGGATGAAGACGCAGAGGAAGAGGAGCTAGTCGCAGAGGAACCACTCGCAAACGAAGCGGAAAGCTTAGAAAAAGACGCCACTATGTGGTACTCCATAAACGACAAAAAAGGGCGATACAAGGGCGAGTGGAGAAACGGTATGCCAAATGGTAAGGGAATTAAGCATATCTACGAAGATGATTATTATATTGAAGGCAATTTTGTAGATGGACTTGCGGAAGGTCGTTGTAAACAGACTTTCGAACAAACTTGGGAAAAGACGCAGCCATATTATGAAGGCGAATTTAAGAGAAATGAATATCACGGAATGGGCGAGTATCACTATGGCGACGGAGGCTATTACAAGGGCGAGTGGAAAGACAGCAAGTATAACGGACAAGGTGCCGAGTATTCCAGTCGTAGAAATAAAACTTGGGTTGGATATTTTGAGAACGACGAAAAGGTTAATGGCAACTGGGTTAAGGGTGAAATATAATTTTGTATATTTGTGTATGATTTAATTATATATTATTTAATTTAAGTTAGGTTTGTTTTTTTTAATAGCGTAAAGTAAATAATTTAAATATATATTAGTTTAAAAATATAACAAATGAATTATAATTTTAAACGTCAGCATGCTTTTTCTGATAGACAGAGAGAAAGTAAACGTGTTCTGAATTCGTATCCAGATAGAATACCTATTATATGTGAACGTTCTGATTTAGCTCCAGCAGACTGTCCGTACATTGATAAAAAAAAATATCTAGTGCCTAAAGATTTAACAGTTGGGCAATTTATTTATGTTATAAGAAATAGATTA